CACGCCGACCATCACGGTTTACGATTCGCCTGCAGCAACCACAACCACTACTATCTTGGGTACGTTTACGCCAGTTGGCGCAACGTCGTACCTGCTGCCGCTTGACGGCGCGTACGCCAAGAACGGCATTTATGTGGCGATTAGCGGAACAGTTGCTGCAACAGTAATTTACGAGTAATCTTGCTGTAAACCGAACTGACGCGGTACGTCAGGGATTCTCTAGGAATCGACAATGTCTGAAGAAACAAGCAATCAGTTAGCGGATTCACCCGCGCCAGAACAGGCACCGACGGCAGAGCCTGTAGCTGTAGAAGCAAACGCGCCGGAGAATGAACAGCCAAACGAACAGCAGACCAAGACCTTCACACAAGAAGAGCTGGATGCAATCGTAGGCAAAAGGCTTGCAAGAGAGCAAAGGAAGTGGGAACGCGAGCAGACTCGTAGAGCGCAACCAGCGCCTACAGCTGCAGAGTTGCCGCCGGTCGAGAATTTTGATTCCGTTGATGCGTATGCTGATGCACTAGCTACGCGCAAGGCTGAAGAATTGTTGATACAGCGGGAAGTCGAACGGCAGAAAATGGATCTGCTTGATGCGTATCACGATAGGGAAGAAGAAGCGCGGACTAAGTATGACGACTTTGAACAAGTTGCCTATAACCCCAAGCTGCCAATCTCTAACGCGATGGCTGAGACGATTCAAGCGTCGGATATTGGCCCTGATATTGCGTATTATCTTGGCTCAAACCCGAAAGAAGCTGCGCGTATAGCCTCACTGAATTCGCCCATATTACAGGCCAAAGAGATTGGCAAAATTGAAGCCAAAATGGCTTCTGAGCCGGTTTTGAGAAAAACGACAAGCGCACCACCACCCATCGCGCCTATATCAGGCAGAGGCTCTGGAGCGCCGTCTTATGACACGACTGACCCACGTTCTATCAAGAACATGACTACGTCTGAGTGGATTGAGGCGGATCGCCAGCGTCAGATGAAGAAGTGGGAAGCCCAACGTAACCGCTAACTTTTTAGGAACTAAATATCATGGCAAACTCGATTCTTACCATCGACATGATTACCCGTAAGGCTCTCGAAATCCTCGAGAACAACCTGGTAATCACTCGTAACGTTAACCGTCAGTACGACGACTCTTTCGCCGTTGAAGGCGCAAAAATTGGCTCGACTCTGCGTATTCGTTTACCAGACCGCGCTCTGGTGACCGACGGCGCCGCCCTGCAAGTTCAGGACGACAACGAACAGTTCACCACCCTGACCGTGGCTTCCCAGAAGCACATCGGTGTGAACTTCACCTCCGCCGAACTCACCATGCAGTTGGATGACTTCGCAGAGCGTGTTCTGAAGCCTCGTATTTCTCAGCTGGCTTCCAGCATCGATGCTGACGTTGCTAACGCATACAAATACGTTGGTAACTCGGTCGGCACGCCTGGCACCGTACCTTCGACTTCGCTCGTTCTGCTGCAAGCTCAGCAGAAGCTGAACGAAAACGCAGCCGTAATGTCGCCACGCTACGCAACTGTTAACCCAGCTGCTAACGCTGGTCTGGTTGAAGGCATGAAAGGTCTGTTCAACCCAACCGACACTATCAGCCGCCAGTTCAAGAACGGCATGATGGGCACCGGCGTTCTGGGCTTCGACGAAGTTAACATGTCGCAGTCGATCAAGCAGCACACCAACGGCGATTGGGGCACCACCATCACTGTGACTTCGACTGTCACAACTGAAGGTCAGTCCACCCTGCCAATCAGCTTTACTGGCTCGTCTAAGACATGGAATGTCGGCGACGTGTTCACTATCGCTAACGTGTACGCTGTTAACCCACAGACCCGTGAGTCCACTGGTTCGCTGCAGCAGTTCGTTGTGACTGCCGCTGCTACTGGCTCTTCGACTGCAACTCTGTCGATCTACCCAGCGCTGTATTCGGCTTCGCAAGCTCTGGCTACCGTGTCCGCACTGCCTGCTTCGGGCGCTGCTGTGACTATGGTTGGCTCGGCTACTGGCCAGTACGCACAGAACCTCGTTTACCACAAAGATGCGATCACATTTGCGACCGCTGACTTGCTGATGCCACAAGGCGTTGACATGGCTTCCCGCCAAGTCCACAACGGCATTTCGATGCGTATTGTTCGTCAGTACGACATCAACAATGACCGTCTGCCTTGCCGTATCGACGTTCTGTACGGCTACAGCACAATCCGTCCGCAAATGGCTTGCCGTATCTGGGGCTAAGCACTGGTGGGGGCTTCGGCCCCCATTACTGAATCTATTTGAAAGGAAATTATCATGGCAATCCCTAATGGCGCTGGTGGCTACCAGCTTGGCGATGGCAACCTCAACGAAGCCGTTTTGTCTGTTCAGAGCGCCCCTACGGCTCTGACAGCAGCTGCTACCGTAACTGCTGCGCAACTCTCAAACGGTCTGTTTACCTTTAACGGCACTGCAGGCAATCTGACTCTGCCTACCGTTGCTGATCTTGAGGCAGGCATTCCAAACGCTGTCAAAGTAAACGCTTCGTTTGATTTCTACGTCATCAATATCGACGCTGGCACAGATGATGTGACTGTTGCGACTGGCACTGGCTGGACGATCGTTGGCGCTGCTGCTGTGACTGAAAATACTTCAGGCCACTTCCGCGCGCGCAAGACTGGCGATAATTCTTGGACTTGCTACCGCATTTCTTAATGCTAGGGGCTTCGGCCCCTGCTTTTTAGAGGATAAATCATGTCTAATACCCAAGCAGTAGGCGTGGCGTATAGCGATCCTGAGTTTACGACTTGCTATGCAAGTGAGGAACTTGGGTACGCCGCCGCCGCGCAAGGTTCAGTCACTCAGCTGACCGACAAGTCAACCGCAGTTACGCTGAACAAGTCTGCTGGTCAAATTACAATGAATAACGCTGGCCTGGCTACGGTCACCACCGTTTCATTTACTTTGAACAACAGCTTGATTAGCGCTAAAGATACTCTGGTAGTTTGCATCTCTAGCGGCGCAACCACTGGCGCATATTTGGTTTATGTGTCCAACTTGACCGCTGGTGCAGCAACAATTTCTCTGCGCAACTTTACGGCAGGAACTTTGTCCGAAGCAGTGGTGATTAACTTCGCCATCATTCACAGCGCAACGTAACCAACGGGGCTTCGGCCCCGTTCTCCCTATGACAATTTATCTACGACATGCTGTTCACGGCACCAAAATCGCCAATATGGATTTGGAAGCTGAATTTGATGAACAAAACGGATGGGAGCGGTATAATCCCAACACGCCTTCGGCTCCCGAAGCAGCGGCGCCAGTCAACGAACTGGAACCCAAACGTCGTCGTAGCCGCCCGCCTGCAGAGGTTGTGGCAGTAGAATAAGGAGCCTGCATGGCAACCGCTTTCGACCAGATCAAGGCAGCACTCCGGCTGATTGGCCAGCTGGCCGAAGGTGAGGAACCTTCTCCGCAGGCTGCTCAAGATGCCTTGAACGCCATGAATCAAATGATTGATTCGTGGAATACTGAGCGTCTGGCCGTCTTCTGTACGGAAGACCAGCTTTTTAATTGGCCTGTTGGCGAGATCACCCGCACGCTCGGGCCCACCGGCGACTTTGTCGGCAATCGTCCTATTCTGATTGACGACTCAACGTATTTCCGTGATCCGCAGACCAACGTGTCTTACGGCATCAAGCTGATTAACCAGCAGCAATACAACGGCATTGCGGTCAAGACCGTGACCAGCACTTACCCGCAGGTCATGTTTGTCAACAATACGTTCCCCGACATCACCATGACCATCTATCCGAAGCCCACAAGGCTTTTGGAGTGGCATTTTGTGTCGGTGCAAGAGCTGACTAAGCCAGCAACCCTGAACACCGTTTTGTCGTTCCCGCCAGGCTATCTGCGGGCGTTCAAGTACAACTTGGCGATGGAAATTGCTAACGAGTTTGGTGTTGAGCCTATGCCGCAAGTCACTCGGATTGCCATGACGTCCAAACGCAATCTCAAGCGCATCAACAACCCAGATGACGTGATGTCGATGCCTTACGCGCTGGTTGCAACCCACCAGCGTTACAACATTTACGCAGGTAACTTCTAATGGAAGTCACTTTTCGTTCTCGCTGGCTTGAAATCAACATGCGCACTAAACGCATGTACTCGCCTGCGCTTGACACCTTTTTGCCGCCCCAACTAGCTGCCCGTTTAGGCGACTGGCTTTGGTCTACCGGCAAAGGCTTACGTAAGTTAGGTGCAGAGTGAAGACGCCCATCCTTGGCCAATCCTATGTAGCTCGCAGCGTCAACGCTGCGGACGCAAGAATGATTAACTTGTACCCCGAAGCCACACCGGCGCCAGAG